CCTGCCGCTCGCCTCGTCGCAGTTACGTGAGGGGCTCGGGGTTTGGGACGAAGTGGAATCCGAAACCGGTAAGCCGATCCCGCTCACGGTGTGGGATTCGCTGATTGATGCCAAGTCGACGCCGTCGACCGCTGATTGCAAGGTCGCGATCGACACGAACCCTGAACGATCGTGGTTCACGATCTGTCTCGCTGGTGAACGCGCTGACGGTCTACTGCATGTTGAGATCGTCAAGTCATTCCCCGACAAGGGCCGAGCGGTCACGTTCGCTGTTGAGGCTGCTGCCAAGCTCGACACGAACGTGATCTGTTCGGAAGCTGCTGCGGTCGAGTCCGACATTGTGGCGGCTGGCGGTGTTGCTGATGTGATGAAGCCCGGTGAGCAGGCTGCGGCAACGTCGAAGCTGATTGATGCGACCCGCGGCGAGTCGCCGTTGATTCGCCACATGGGCTCTCCGGCGTTGCGGCGTGCTCTTGAGTTGGCGCAGACGAAGCCGTACAGCGATGGCGGTGTGACGTGGTCGCGCCGTTCGACGTCGGGTGACATTTCGCCGTTGACCGGAATAACGATGTGCGTCGGCCGGCTCGGCGCCGAAGTTGAGCCCGAAGACACGTTCGTGTCGATGGTGATTGGAGGTTCCCGATGAATGATTCTTCGTTCGTTGATCGTGTCGCTGATCGTTCCGCTGATATACGTGTCGTTCGTTTGCTGCTCTCGATTGTTGCGCTTCCGTTCTACGTCGTCGGCTTCGCTGTCGGCGCTTTGTGGCTCGCTGCCCGTTGGGCTTATGCGGCTGTTGCTGTGGGGTTCTCTGATGTGATTGGCGACAAGTTGGACTCGGTCGAGGTCGCCGATGCTGGCTGACCGCGTCGCAACGCGACGTGAAGTGATCCGTTCCGCTGACCCGGTGACGATGCGGGAGTTCGATCGCCTTCTAGCGAACGGCAATTCGTCGACCTCGAAGTCGGGTGTTTCGGTGTCGGCGCAACGGGCGCTCGGTATCTCAGCGTGGTATTCCGGCGTGCGCTACTTGTCGGAAACGGTCGCGGGTCTTCCGTTTCACCGGTACTCGGAAACGGCCGGGCAACGCAGCCGCCGCGCTGACGCTCCGTGGAAGGAGCAGCCCGACGTTGAGCAGCCCTGGTATGGGCTCGTTGAGATGTGGATGATGTCGCTGCTCCACAAGGGCAACTCCTACAACTTCAAGCTCCGCAACCCTGCCGGCCAAGTCGTCGGTATGCGCGAGCTCCACCCTGATCGCGTGACGGGCGGCCAGGCGCCGGACGGCACAAAGCGTTTCGCTGTTGACCGTTCCGAGATGCTTTACAGCTCTCGGGACATCTTCCACATTCCAGGCCTCACCTACGACGGTCGGTTCGGTTTAAACCCGATTCAGTACGGCTCCGACGTTCTCGGCGCGACCGCAGCAACCGACGATTACGCCGGCTATTTCTTCTCGAGCAACACCCACGTTGGCGGCATCATCTCCGTTGCTCACGCCATGTCGAAAGACGAAGCGGCGAGCCTGTCGGCCGAGTGGGACGATTTCCACAAAGGGCTACTGAACTCGCATCGAACCGGTGTGCTGTCGAAGGGTGCCGAGTACAAGCGTGTGTCACTTGATGCGGCATCAACCCAGCTTCTCGAATCCCGCCAGTACGGCGTGACCGAGGTGGCCCGCTTGCTTCGCCTGCCGCCGCACAAGCTGTACGACTTGAGCCGGGCGACGTTCTCGAACATTGAGCACCAGTCGATCGAGGCCATCACTGATGGCGTTCAGCCATGGTGTGAGCGAATCGAGGCCCACGTCAACTTCGATCGCGACTTGACGACACTCGGCACGTTTAGTGAGTTCCAACTTGAGGGCCGTTTGCGTGGAGATACGAAGTCTCGTTACGAGGCGCACTCCGCATCGACGGGTGGCCCGTGGCGCACCGTGAACGAAGCCCGCCGCGTCGAGAACCTCGCACCAGTCGACGGCGGTGACGTGGTGTTGTCACCACTGAACATGACGCCTGTTGGTGAGGCAGACACGACGGACGAAGAGGAGACGACATGAAGCGCGCAGATTTTCCGATCATTGAGCGGTCAGCACCGCTGATCGACCTTGATGTTTCAACGGACAAGCGAACCGTTACCGCCTATGTGGCGACGTTCGGCAACTCGTACCCGGTCGTCGATCAGTACGGCGACTACGACGAAGAGATCGATCGTTCAGCGTTCAACCGCGAGCTCGGTCGAGGATTCAGGCACGTCGCCGCCCTGTTCAACCACGGCATGACTGTGTGGTCGACGCCGTCGGAACGGTTCTCGATGCCCTACGGCACAGCGATCGATATTCGCCCCGAAGCGAAAGGGCTCATCACGGTGACCCGCATGGCGAACAACGACCTTGCTGACGAGATCCTCGACGGCTACAAAGAAGGCTCGATCAAGTTTCACTCTTTCCGTGGCCCGATCTACAAGTCGGCACCTGACGTGATGCGGTCCGGCCGCACGGTCAAACGCCGTGTTGCGCTCGGACTCAAGGACTACGGGCCCGCACCGTTCCCCGCGAACTCTGGCGCCGAACTCGTCGCCATCCGATCCCAGATGCTCGCCGAACAACTCGGCGAGATGACCCCCGACGAGCGCCGGGAACTGGCAGCGCTCATAGAGGAAAGCACCCCCCTCGACCCCGCCCCCGTGGCGTCAGTCGATGACGGCCAGCCGCCCGCACCGAACACCGTTGACACCTCCGACCGGGAGCCAGTGGACGGGATGAACACAGAAACCCTTTCCATGCGGAACGCCGCCCGGCGTCGCCGCTGAACTCTCCTCGAAAGAAGGAACCATGAAGACCGCACAAGAACTCCGTGATGAGCGCGCCCGCGTGCTCGACCAGATCGACGACATCCTCCGCACAGCGAAGGAAGACGACGACCGCGCGCTGACCGACGAAGAGCGCACCAGCCATGACGACCTCGTTCGCTCCGTTGAGGGCGAAGGCGGATTCGACGAACTGATCCGCTCCGCTACCGGCGTCGAGGACGACGCTGTCCGCTCGCAGGAACAAGAGGCCCGCCGCTCGCTGCCGGTGCCGAATATCAACGTCCGCGGTTCCGCGAGCGTCGGCGCAGACGTGACCCGCAACCTTGACGACCTGCTTTGGTCGACAGCCGACACGGTGCGCGCCACTGATGGCGCCGCCAACGTTCCCGTCGAGCAGGTCATCGTCCGCTCGAACCCGAACGACACGGGCACGGCCGCACCACGCATCAACCAGTTCCGACCAGAGCACCGTGACGCGATTCGCAACTTCCAGAGCACCGTAGCGGAGATGGCGCTCGTCGGCATGATGGTCGACAAGGACGCCAACTCAAGCGCCAAGGGCTTCCAGATTGCCCGCAGCCTTCCGCAGTACCAGGATCGATGGGACCACGTTCTCCGTGCAATGGACGTTGACACGGCCGGCGAAGGCGCTGCCTGGGTGCCAACCGGCATTGGTGCCAGCCTGCACGAAGCAGTTCGGGCATCAGGCAAGGTCGCGGCGTTGTTCCAGCGAGTCAACACCCCATCGAACCCCTGGAAATGGCCGATCGAAGGCGGCGACCTCACTGCCTACCGTGTGGCTGAGCCGACCGGCGACACCGCATCGAAGGTCACGGCATCGACCGCTGGCACCCTCGCCGCGACGTTCGACGCGGAGATCCTCGGCGCTCGCACTTTGTGGTCCCGTTCACTCGATGCTGATTCAGCCATCGCCATCGCTGGCTATCAGCAGCGCAAGCTTGTGCAGGCGTTCGTTGATGCTGAAGAGAAAGCAATTCTCGACGGCGACACCGACGGCACGCACCAGGACACCGACACCCAGGCAGCGGGAGCGACGCACGCTTCCAGTTCGTGGGACGGGCTCCGCAAGAAAGCACTTGCTCAGACACTCGTCACGGCCACGACAACCTCCGTTGCAAACCTGTTGCTGCTCCGTAAGGGTATGGGTAAGTGGGGTGTCAACCCAGCCGAACTGGCCTACATCGTTGGTGTTTCGGCAGTCCACAGCCTGCTCGGTGATGCGAACCTGCTCACCGTCGACAAGTTCGGGCCGAACGCCACGATTCTCAACGGTCAGATCGGTTCGGTCGGCGGTGTCCCGGTGATCGTGTCCGAGCACGTCCGAGAGGATCTGAACGCGACCGGCGTCGACGACGGCATCACAGCAACGAAGACGTACAACCTGTGCGTCAACCGCAACGAGTGGGCTATCGGCCAACGCATGGCGATCGACGTTGAAACGTCGGACGTGCTCTACGCCGAGACGTTCCAACGTGTCGCTGTCGCGTTCATGCGTGAGGACTTCCAGCACATCGGAGGCACCGCCGCGAACGACGACACCGCCATCTCGTACAACGTCACGCCGTGACCTGATGAATCTTGATGTGACCGGCCTGGCCTACAAGCCGGGCTGGTCATTCAAGATCGGCGGGCCATTAAGCCGCTACCTATGCGTCTATGCATCGACGCCGGACTCGGGCAACCCGAGCCGCGACCGCTTGACGCAGCACATGTTTGAGATGCCTGCCGAACCGATGACCGTACGGGAGTCGGTTCGGTGGGTGTTTGACAAAGTCCTGCTCTGCGAACTGCATGAGGCGGGCGAGTTTTTCACCGTTGACGGGTTCCGCCCGTTCTTTCCGAACCACCAAGACGAAGGCTCGCCATATGAGCTCGTCGAACGATGGGAGTCGCAATGAATCCAGTCATCCCCGGTCTTCGGACCATCCGCTACGACGCCCGGTCGCCCGGCAAGGTGGACCTCGTCGTGCAGCCAGGCGACACGCTCACAGTGTCCGACGATGTCGCCACGCAACTCGAAGCCCAGTCGGCCCAGTTCAAGCTGTACGAAACCCCAACACCAGATGCCAAGACAGCCGACAAGCCACCGCGCAAGTCTGCAACCAAGAAGGGCTGACCATGCTGCTTTCCACTGTTGCGGATCAACACATTGTTGCCGCGACGGTGGCGACCATCAGTTTTCAGCCGACCGACTCGCACGGTGACCCAGCCGACCCGTTGTCTGCGGTCACGGTCACCGTGGCCTCGTCGAACGGCACGGCCATCGCCACGGATCAGGCCACCGTCGGCGCCACGGACGATCCACGGACGTTCGCCCTCACGCCGGCCCAGACAGCCACCATCGACCGCCTGACAGCCACATGGACCGCTGACGGTGTCGTGATCGGTACGACCGTCCACGCCATCATCGGCCGTCCGATCATCACGAGCGCCGAATACAAGACGCGTGAGCCGAAGCGTGTTGCCGATTTCGTGGCCGCTGATTTCAGGTGGGCGCTCGCTGACACGTTCGAGATGATCCTCAAGCGGGCGAACCGGTCGTTTGTGCCGATGCTCGCCGTGGAGGTCACCGAATCCGTTGGCCGTTCGTCGCTCGGACTCACCTTTCCCGACATCGAGTCGGTGCTCTGGGCGACCGACGACAACGGCACCACGATCGACGTGTCAACGGCGCGCCCGTCGAGCACGCAGGCTCGTGTTGAGTTCCCCTCGAAGTGTTGGCCGTCCGGTCGCGTCACGGTCGCTTACGTCCACGGCATGAAAGCGGTACCTGGGGAACTGGTCGGGGCGGTCGCGAAACGCATCTCGTCGCTCACCACGTCGGGTCACGGCATGACGCCGGCAGCATCGTTGATGCCTGCAGGGATCGGTGCCGGTGGCGGCTTCCGCCCGATGGCGGGGTATGGCCGTTCGATCACTGGTGATGTTGATGTTGATGCGGCGATCAACGCCAACAAGTGGGAAAAG